GTGCTTTTTGCTTTAGTTGTGGAAAATCCCACCTACCCCTCACAGCATCCAGTAAAATAATACATTCACCCTCACCATCTACAGGTTCAAATATACCCCATGTTGTAATCGCACTATAGTCAGCACGATCTGATTTGCTAAAAGCTGTATCATAACTTTGTATCACATAAGAACAAGGGGGTGGATCATCACTTTCCCATATCTTCCACCATTCTCGTTTAATAATAGCACCTTCTTCTGCTGTAGGGTTCTGCATATACTGTGCATTCCATTTAGGAATAGGAATAGATGCTTTTACACCCTCTAATTCATCTAAACTCCAAAATTCAGGCCATAAAGGTTTACCAGATGGCATAATAGCTGGGAACTCTACAACTTCCCACTTATCAGCACTCATTTCTGTCTGTTTATGCAATACTTTCGCAGTTAAATCCCTAATACTCCAACGAGTCATTACAATAATTAATGAACCACCGGGCTGAAGTCTTTGCCTTGGGCCGGAAGTATACCACTCGTAAATATTATCTAAAGCAGATGAACTTAAGGCATCTTGTTCAGATACTGGATCGTCAATAATACAAAGGTCAGCGCCACGCCCAGCAAGAGCGCCACCGACACCCACAGCATAGTATTCTCCGCCCTTCGATGTGCTCCAACGGCCTGACGCTTTTGCATCTGACGCTAAAGCCAAATCAGGAAAAACATCGCGGTAAATCTCACTGTCAATCAGGTTCTTTACTTTACGACCAAAACCCACAGCTAACTCAGCCGTGTGTGTTGCCTGAATTACTTTAGTATCAGGATTGCGTCCCATCAACCATGAAGGAAATAAATATGACGCAAATTCAGACTTTGTGTGTCTGGGCGGCATATTAATAATTAGACGCTTGATTTTACCTTCAGCCACTTTCTGAAGTTTATCGGCGTATATCTTATGATGATTGCCCTCAATAAATGTGGGCCAAACATGTTTTACAAAAGACATAAAGTCCTGTTGGGACTCATCTCTTTTTGATACTTCGTCTAATCGCCCTACAAACTTTCCCAGTTCCTGAATTTCATCATCGGTCAGAAACTCAATAGGTATGTCAAATTGGTTGTTCATTCATTAAGCCGCCCCACCCAATAGCTTTAAAAACTCAGAAGCTGCGTTATCTAAATTAGGATTAATTCCTCTTATAGGACGGAAAGAGCCATAGCCAAACTGTAACGGGTTTCCGACTTCAGCAGGCTTAACAGGCTCAGGAATAATAGGTAAGTCGATTCCAGGTGGGCCAACTACGGGAGGCAACTCAATCATCGGTGGGGCCTTTTCCCCTGCATCCTCTTCAGCGGTCTGAGCAACCACAGGGGGTAACAGCGGGCCTCCCCCGTCAGTGCTTCCAGACATGCCGGGAATGCGTGACTCAACAGAACCACGACCCAGAATATTTGTTCCAGGAACTCTTGTTGCTACAATCTGACCACGGCTGTCGTAAACAGGTTCGTAACCTTTTGTAACAATGTCATCAAACATATTTCTAGCGTTTCTAGCGCCAAAATTTGTAAATGCGCCTAAAATACCGCTCCCCTGACGATTGGCGCGAGCCTCAAGTTGACTAAGCGCACTTCTTGTAACAGCATCCCGAGTGTTCAAAGACGGGGCCATCTCTCTGAATTTAGGGTCTTGAAAACCTAGAGTGGCAGTGGTTCTACGATTTTGTGCATCAATAACACCTTGGTTAATTTCTTCCTCAGTAGGATACTGCCTGCCAGTAATTGTGTCATACAGAGCACCAAGAAAACTTTGGTCTTCAGGAGCCCTTGCGCCCAATGTGTCAAAGACTTGGCGAGCGCCAAGGCCACGGCCTGCTTCTACAGTTGTTGTGTCGCCACCTTTGGCACGAGCAGCATCCACAGCTGCCTGAACTTCAGTTGGGGTATCAGGCGGGTTAGCCTCAAGCTGAAAATCTTGCGTCTTTTGAAATTGAGAAGGACTTATTGTTGTACCCTTCGCCACTAAAATATTATCAACATCTCTGTCAAAGGCAGTTCCTGGGAAGTCTAAAGTTCCACTGATTGACTCAACAGGCACATTTGGAGCAGATGGGTCAAATGTACGAATACCAGACCTTCTGTCAGTTTCAATAAACTGAGGCGGACCTTGAATTTGACCAGAAGGCTGGCCTTGAGCAACCCTCTCACCCGCAGCTTGACCGCTTGCAAATCCAGGCTGGTCAAGGCTTGACTGAATTGTATTCGCATCTCTACGAGCAACAACCTCACTCGGCATGGAAATAGGTACAGGAATTGAACTTAATGCACCAGTTACAGGGTCTACATTAACCTGACCGCCGCCCATAGAAAGCCTTTGTGCTTCAGCATCCATAGCCTCTCTGCTTCTCTCTTCTGGCCCACCAAAATCAGTCATAAGAAGATTGGCATCCTGAGCAGCTAGATTCGCAACAGTATCAGCATCTAGTAAAAGATTGTTTTCAGCAGCTATAGGCCCTGCTACGGGGGCCGTTGAAAGAATACTGCCGTCAGGCATACGCATATCACGACCTAACTGCACTTGAGCTTGACCAGCTTGCTGAGATATGGTCGGCATACTGTCGTATCTGTCAATCTGCGCCTGAGTCAGCGCACTAGACAAAGCATCACCTGTATTTGAACCCCCGCTTGTAAACCTAGACACCTGTGAAAAAGGTGTCGGCGCAGCAAAGGCCGCAGCACCGCTACCATAAGGAGTGCTAAAATTATCTAAAAAACTTTGACCTGTCTGGGCCATCTCAGCCTCATAAGGGTCATTTAAAAAACTTTGGTTCTCACCTTGGAATGTATCATCGCCCTGAACGGTTGCAGAACTAATTGAAATACCCTCTCCAGGTGTATAATCAGAGCCAGAGCTAAACGTAACGCCGCCACCATTCGCAAAACCCTGCACTGGTTGGAAAACATCCACGTTCTGCATATTTATAGGCATGGGCATAGGAAGTGGAGCAGGAGCAGGCGCAGATTGCTGCGCCATCCTGTTAGATAAACCAGACATAAAGCCCTTAAACTGCTGACGCATGTTCGGGTCGCTCTGAAAACTTACCGCTGAGGGATTTGAGGGCGCAACTCCCGGCGCTGCCCCCATTGGATTGTTTTGCATCATATCGCCTGCCTCAAATTAATTTGACAGGACAATCATAGGCTAAATCAAGACTTCAGGCAACTGCGCTAATATTTTTTGCTGGATTGAGGGTCATGAACAAGAACAGGTATCACATCGTTGTGATTCTGTGAAATAAAATCAGCAATGCAAAAAGAAAGCTCCTCGGGAGTAAGAGACTCATTTTTTTCTGCCGCTATCTTACAAATCATAGAATAATCGTACGCAGAAGAAGAATGACTCAAAACATGCCCTAGAAAAGCAGGGGATAAATCTGGGATGTTTAAATTGAATGCAGGTAATCTCATGTTGAAGCTCCTGAAAGCATTGAAATCTCGTCAACGCATTGTGATAAAATTTTTTGCCCACGCTCGTCTAAATTAGAGGTGGGGTAGTTGTGGATTGCGTTCATAAGACGACTTATCCGCTCTTTTTGAAATGGGGTCAGGGTACCTGCGTCATTACTCCCAACCATAGGGTCAACAGACAGCCAGCGCACCGCGTATTCAAGCGGCTTGTCTACTTTAGTATGGCCGCTCTCATAATACGCATACTGACGCTCAGAAACCCCAAGCTTTTTCGCTAACGCACGTTTGGTCAAACCCATCTTCGCACGTTTGTCACGAAGTTCTTTAGGCCCCCACTGTGAATACGAGTCCTTACTACGCTCCGGCATCAGTAACCTCCATAAGGCCATGCCTTACCAAGCTGTTGATGTATGATGGAACATCTGAAAAATCTACAGATACGCCAAAATACTCACAATCACTCATAGCACGTTCACGCAAGAATGCTCTGTCGTCTGATTTAGGTGATATGGTTGCTTTCCTTAAACAACTAAGGAATGCAGCATCACTGTCTGCGGTAAACTCAAGGGGCTCGCCCTTGAGCATTTTATATCGTTTGTTTGTCATCGACTTTACCTCCGTATGTGTGTGTCAATATCTTGACAGTATGCAATGTATTTCCCTTGGGGTCAAGAGTTAGTTGAATATTTCTGCAAAACTTGGTGCGAAGCTCGCCTGCCGCAACGTGCAGCTGACGGGGTGGGTGGGTTTGTCAGATATACCGAACATTTTTTCAGATTAAGTCTCAGGGAACCTATGAAAAGGCGCAAAAAAAAACGGCGCATATAATGCGCCGTCTTTCTGTTTTGTTTGTTGGTTTATCTTTGTAACTCGATGATACGTTGCTGAATGTACTCAAAGATATCATCATCTAGACCAGCGTATATTGAAGTTTGACCGGCTCTATTTTCTGGTAACAGTGTGATGACAGCTGAGCCGTTTTTATTCAGAACATATTTGGTAAATGTTTCACCATCACCATAGTGTCCACCGTTGTTTTGTTGGGAAACTGTTGTGACGCTGTTATCACCAAAACGTGTTCGCCATTCTGAGATAGTGCGCCTTACATTGTTTGGATTCCATCCGATAGCATCCATCAATTCTTGCACAGAAGCGCCGTTGTCATCATAGCACATTCGCCAAGCTACACCATTTCTTGATGTTGGTCTGAAAGGCATTTCAGGCAATTCATCGGCTTGTTCATAATGAAGGCGCTCATTATCAGACCAAATAAACAGATTTTCAATTAACTTAGTCCATGCAAAAATCTTGTCTTTGGACAATGTGCCTTGGTGTTGTCTGAATTCTATTGTGTTCTTTGATTGCCATCCATGAAAATTGATTGCCCAAAATTTCCCTCTATCAGGCTGTACAGCGTTTTGTAATTCCAGAATAGAAGATGAGTTTCTGAATTCATCAGTAATGACATTGCGCTCTATTGTTTGGCAATGAGTGTTGTTTGAACGGCTAGGCGCTAACATTCTGTTTATCTCAGGCTGATTAATGCCATAACGATAAACGACATCTTTTACCAATTCAAAAGGCATAACATCGCCGAACAAATCTCCAGATGGATATTTCCTATCACTGTCTGAATTGTATTCTGTAGAATGCGCTCTATTCGTTGCGTCTTCAAAGAATTCGTCTTTAGTCGCATTAATTACCGTTCTGTTACTAATATGGACATGATGACCGCAATTGGTGTTTATCCTAGCTCCCGCATTTTCTAAACACTCATAAACTTTGCGAACAAAATCAAAAGAGCGCTCATAAATTGGCAATGGTGGGAACACCACTTCAGTACCGCAAGAAACATCACGAGTGACCCAAACAAAGTCTAGACCATTGGCTATTAACTCTCTCAAAGTTTCACTTTGTGTTAGGCCAGTGAACTCACATTCATAACCCATTGTTAAAAAACCGTTGTCTGTAAATTTTCTAGTCATTTTATTTTCCCTTCTGTAGTGTCTGTCAAGAAATTGACGTTTTTTTTATCGGCTCACGCCTTCCTAATCCTACCATGAAATAGTTTTCAGTGTCTAATAAAATGTTCGCATTTCACGGATATTTTTCCAGATAATGGAAACGCTGCCCCTTAATACCCATTTTGGGCATCGACCTGGCACCTGGCCAGTGCCTGGCACATCTGCTCAAATGCGAACAAATGTTCGGGTTTTATACCCCGAACCCGACCCGAACCCGACCCGAATCGGTGGCTGCAGCACGGGTGCAGCTGCCCGAACCCGAACATATCCCGAGCACGCCAGGCCCCGAACCCCGAATCAACCCGAACATATTCTGGAACACGGGCCCGAATCAGCCCGAACATATTCTGGAACACGGGTGCAGCGGGCACAAAAAAACCCCCGCACAAGGCGGGGGGCTTGGTTGTTTGGTATCCCGAGACTACGCTACTTCCTCTACAATCAGTTCTGGCTTTTCCCCTAACTCATAGCCGGGTAGCGTGTTCCAGTATATTCTGCTCAAGGCGGCTATTCTTTCAGCCTCCTTCTTGGTGTTAATCGGCTCAAAAAATCCTGCGATTATTCGGCCTGTTTTCTTTATTTTAATAACGTACATCAGTTCCTCCTGTATCGTTCTAAATTTTATTTGTGACTTCCAAAAGTTTAGAGAAAAGCTCTTCTTTGTCGTTCGTTGAAAAGCTAGGAAAGCCCACATTTGAACAAAAGACATTATACATATCACCAGTAACGCCTTCTTTCTTGGCCTCCTCCTCATTCTCGAAAACAAAAATCTGAATAAACTTTTCAATATCAATGTTTATTTCTAACATCACAGAACCTGTGGCATCATGGATATATGAGCTGTTAATCCAGTTAAAATAAGAAGTCTTATTAATCTCTTCTAAAAAGTCTTTGTGGACTTTGGTGTAGCTGTCCCGCAAAAACCAAAAGTCCTGACCGACATATTTGTCAGTTGCTAATGCTGTGTTCATTTCAATACACTCCTTCAGTTTCACATACTATATAATATACGCAATCTTTTTCATACACACAATAGAAAAATGTCATTTGATGCGTCATATATTTGACGCTAACCAAACCGAGCTGACTCACCGGAAACTTCGACAAATACGAACAATTGTTCGTGTTTTTGCAGCGGTCCGCCGGAGTTGCGGGAACAAAAAAAGAGAGCCAGCAAATGCTGGCCCTCTTTCCACAGAAGGAAAGCCCGATAACCCCCGAGCCAAGGGATGATTTAGATAGCCTCCCGTTTATCCTTCCATTCGTTCACGACTTCCTCCCCGATAATGTATGCGTACATATTAACAATCTTTTCTGGGCTACTAAAATCTGTCGTGACCTCCCCGAAATTATCGTTTTCGTAATCTTTGATATGCTCGATAACTTCAAATGTTTTAGAACCTAGCCACTCGATGGCTTTTCCAGTTCCTATAATATAGTAGTCTTCGTTAAATGCGTGGTGATGCAGGTCATCCATGTTCGCTGCAACCCACTCAGAGCCTCTATCAACCAAAAAGTCAGTAAAATGCTCTTTGAGTTCTTCCTTCTTATAGTCCATTGGACCCTCCATTGTTTCACATTCTCTATAATATAAGAAATCTTTTTCAGTGTGTCAACACTTAAATAAATTTTTTTAACCCTGGGTAATTTTGAAAATATTCGGGTTTTGCAGCGGGCGGAGCCCAGGCTACTTATACGAACAATTGTTCGGGTTCGCTGCTAGATGCCTGGCACAAAAAAAAGGCGACACGAAGTCGCCCTTTTCTAAAATGTTCGCCTTTACCAGCTCGGATTACCGACAATGTTTTCTGAATCATACCGAACCCAATCAATCCTGCCGCCCGAACCGTCCCGAACAGCAGTTTCAATTTCACCGTTGGCGCGGATTGAATCTAACCAAGACCGACTATGCAAATCTGATATTGCTGCATTTACGGCATCGCGCCCAGATTCTGATTCGCCTTCCCACGTTAAATGACCGTCAAAACCCGGAACCTCGATACGAACCAAATACTCTTTTGCTTTTTCCATTTTGCTTTCCTTTCTGAAAAAAGGGTGGGGCAGCGCCCCACCCAGTTTGAAGTATGATATGAAACGTAGACGGTTACGATACCCCTTCAGAGGATTATAACTTGATGGGTCAGGAGACAAACGACCCACACGGTACAGAGCCAATTCGAGCCATTCACCGCCTACTCTTATAGTTTTGCATCATCATGAAATAGATTGCAAGAAAAAAATACAAAAAATACAAAAAAAATTTTGTAGCGGCTGTACCGTGCTACTGTTCCTAGGAAAACGAACAATTGTTCGGGTTATCTCCGCTGCTTCTACCTGGCTGCTGCTGCCTCCGGCTCGGCGAACAATTGTTCGTATTACGAAGCCGGGAACAGTTGCAACCCGAAACCCGAACATTTTTTGTGCACGGGAGCTGCCCGACCAGGGAGCCCGAAGCCCGAAACCCGAACATTTTATGTGCACACCCTGGAGCCCGACACAAAAAAAGCCCGAACCCGAAGGCCCGAACCCGAAAAACCCGAACAAAACCCGACCCCGAAGCCCGAAGGCATCCGCCTCCCCCCGAAAACGGTGTTACATGCCCGATTATGGTTTTATTTATTATCTTCTGCTATCTCGACCACATCATCTGCAGCAGGCGTGACATTCTTCATTCTACGCTCTGCCATACGCCTAAACTCGTCAAGTTTCTCAAGCACTTGCTCCCGATTCATTGAGTTAACATCCTCGTGCATTACATGACTTTTGTTAACAAGTAGTCCAGTTGCCTTTAATCTAAGCTCCTCAGCCCGAATAGCCTCGCCATATTTACCGAGTTCCCAAGCTTCATCACGCATCTTTTTTAAGTCCCGAACAGACTTGTCCACAGTTACGCCATATTTCGTTCTGGCTTCCAGCCTCATTTCTTCTAGGCGCTCCTGCACTACAGGATTACGCAAGAGTCTTACAGCCGCTACTGTGGGGTTTTTATATCCCGCATTTCTTGCCGCTGCGGTCTGGGTCATATCCCCATTAAAGTAATTATCCAGAAACGTCTGCTGTTGTGGCTTTAATCTCTCTAACCCGACAGACGTTTGCTCCTTAGTTAAAGTCTCTCCGACTTGTGGCATTTGCCGCTCCTTATTCATGATATATGGGGGGTGGTGTCATGCACCCCCACATATATATATATGACACCTGTGGTTCTTTGGTTCTTTGTTTGTTTACAATAACTTATGCAAGGTGTCACAGTTTTTACATTAATTGGTTCCTGTGGTTCCTATTGCTTTAACCCATTGAAAATGTTCGGAATAAAAAAACCAAGCAAAATTGGTGTCACTGACACCTGACACCTTGACACCAAATTACCCCTTCTTTTGCCGACATTCCCATAACCCGAACAATCCCATTCCGAGCATTACTGAACCCATGATACCGACCATAAACATGGCGATAATTTCGCCAGCAGTTTGCTGGTATTTGACAAGTTCATACGATGACCCGAACAAAATTAACCCGAACAAAATACAAGACCAAGAAATACCTTTATACATCATTTTTCACTCTCCATCGGTTTCCAATGAGTTACATCGCCAGTGAGCCAGCTAGACCCATCATCAGATACAAAAACGTGCATATCATCCCACTCAATACCTTTTGAGTCGGTGTAATACCCCTTAAAATATCCAGATTCGTGAATAGTAAAATCCAGACGGGGCTGGAAATAGTATTCTACTTTTTGCCCCACTTCTGGCATTTTATCTTCAACGCTTATCCAATCGCAGTCAGTAATCATTTCAGTCGTCATTTTTCGCTCTCCTTGAAAATTCATCTCTCATAGCAGGCTCCTGCTCTTCGATGAAGAGTTTCTTCTCAGACTCAGCCAATTCAACAAACTTAACAGCCAGATACCGAGCCTCATCCTTAGTTAGGTAATCTCTGGCAACCTTATAGACTTTCTGCACTTTACTTAAACTCATGTTACACTCCTGTTAGATTTCCTCAAGTTTTCGTTTACTAAAATATGCTCTAGATTATGAGGGGCGTTTAGCCCACACCCAATATGTTTGCCTTTTTTCCAACCATCCTTAGTTCTGGAGTATTTTCCATCACATACCAAATGAATGGGATATTTATGGTCAAGGTGATACTTCACATAGCCAGCTTCCTTATTCATTCTAGCTGTCTGTGCCCTCAAAGCATTTAAGTCATATCGGCTTACCCACATAGGCGTTGCGAGTTTTATGCGCTGTTCACGCTTCTTGTGATTAAAGTAAGCTGTTTCACTTACTCGCTTCTTATATTCTTTAACCTCAACCTTATAAGAAACCCCATAACCGCACCTACCAGCAAGTGCTGCAAGTGCCTGTTTATGGTTTATCTTAACGCCTTTGCTCTCCCACATCTTGCACCATTTAAGAGAATAATCGTAATCATAGGGATGCACCTTTGCAGTCACACGATAAACAAAACGACTTAACTGTTTCTTATTGGTGCGAACAAATAAGATAGAACACTCTGTTGAATAACTAGCGCCGTCCAAGTCAGAGCTTCTATAAGAATATTTTGCAAGTGCAAGATAAAACATATCAGGCTCTTTACGACCAACAGCACTAGCCGTAACAAGTTCACCCACTCGTGGGATGTATTTCTCCACGAGCGGGTTTTCTTTTTTTGCAATCTCAGACCATTCAACATCGCCAGTTCTATAATTGGCATAGTAATCATCGCCTTTGATTATGTAGTTCTCAGGGAGATTATCAAGATTACCTTCATTTTGCTCAAAACGCTTGACGATAATCTCATGCCCCCTGATTGATGGAGCTTTACTTAGCATTATGCGATTTCCATACCATACACGTTGTCAGTATATGATGACTCCCAGCCAGCCCAGCCAGCCGCATCATACAGATAGCTAGTGTCCAGCCCAAAATCACGATACCCCTCAAGGATGGTATTGAAATAATGTGTGCTAGGTGGCGCAATGACATCAGTGTGCATTGTATATGTCATGATACCAGCAACATGACGCTTACCATATAAGTGCGGATAGCCTTCATAGACATCCAACTCACGCTCGTCCTCTGGTTCAATTTCCCAGATTCCGATAGGTAAAAGCATGTTTGGGTCTTTTGACTTTTTAATGTCAGCGACCCCACGGAACACAAGTTCCCAGCCGTAAATCATGGCGCTGCCAACAGGTCTTGCTGTTGGACACCTGGACGCCATCCGGGTCTTGTTAAGATTAGACCCATATGCAAAATATAATTTACTCATAACGAAATTCCTTTCATTTTTTTTTCGTTTCCACTATTGACAATGTAGTAAATGATAGTTAATTTGTCAACATGAAATGAAAACTTTTGCATAAATGAAAGGAAAAGACATGCTAAAGATTGAAAAAAATATCCCTGTTCCGCTTTCTTCTTATCGCAAGAAATCGGATAGTAAATGGTCTGCGATTGATACGATGGAAATCGGAGATAGCTTCGAGATAAAGTGTCCGTCTACGGTTAAGGCTCGGGAAAAGTTTCGGGCTAATATTATCGGGGCTTTTAATGCTCGCAAAATGAAATGTTCTATTAGGCGTGTTGCCGATGATAAGTTTCGTGTCTGGCGTGTAAGTAAGTATGAAAAGAAAAATGCTAAACTTCGAGCTGTAAACTAACTTAATCGGGGCGGTCAACAGACCGCCCTTTTTTTAGGAGTTAATTATGTGTATTCATTTTATTGGATTTGACGGTGATGGTTTTGCTGCCGCTGTCAAGGTCTGGGGTCACCCAGACTTCATCCACAAGTTCTTCGATAAAAGAAGTCTTGGGGATATCGACTTCGACAACGATACAGTTGTCTTTGGGAGAAAAACAAAACTCACTCCCCACCCAATCTGGGTTGACCACGACCATAGCAGACATTGAAAAAGGGGCGGATAAAACCGCCCCTTTCCATTTACCACTCACTCGACTTGGCAGAGCTTAGTGAGTGATAAAACTTCATCTTCTTCTTCTTTTTTTCTTTTTCGTCTTTTTCATCTGACGATTCCTTTCTGCCTATGGCTTTGTTTCACACTTAATGATAACACAGGACTTTTAACTTTGGTAAGTTTTGGAAAGTTATTTCCTGTACTATTTATAATACAACGGATATCGCTGTACCGTAACTTTCTCCCCTTAAAAAACTCTCTTTCATTTTTATCATAACTTATGATAACACGCTCAATAACCAAATTGACGTCATGGGTAAAATAAAAATAAAAAAAAGACCGCTTGCTGCGGCCTTTCCGAAAGTATGAACCTTTCCCTTTCTTACATCGAATTACCCTAGTTCTCCACGGGGTACCGCGAATCTGTTTTGCCAGGGGATTTCTGCTGCCAAGCGAAGAATTGTTCGGGTTCTTGAATCCACGCACCGTAACCTCCAGCACCATGATGACCTCCAAACAAGACGAATATAGCATTTTCGTAGCCTGGAGGACAAGCTGCATCCCGATGCCCGAGTTGAATCGTTATTTTTGATGAGCTGAACATTGCCATGTTTTTCCTCCATCAACGCTGTGCCATGCCCAATGATGCCCGCAGACCGAACAACTTTTATTTACATGCCTGGTGTGGTGCTTCTCTAACCCGAACAAATCTTCGGATTGATGCTGCGGGTTTCGCTGCTTCATAAACTCATGATATAATTCAGCTTGTTTACGTTGTTTGGGCGTTAATCCGCTTCCATATCTTTTCTTCATGTGCTAACCTTTCCTTAGTTTAGTGTTCAATTCAAAACGAAAAAAACCTAGACAATATATAGTCATCACGAGAAAAAGCAGGCGAGCGGGCAACCCCGAACAACTCGCCTGTTTTTTTAAGTGCTGGTTTTCTGAGGTATCTCATGACCTAACTCAGCTGCGTGAGCTGCGTCCCATTTATGTTCGGGGTCGAACTGACCGCCAGCCTCGATATAATGCAAGTAAACTTGGGAATGTATCAAGTTAACAGGCTCTTGATGATTTGTTGCGTTTAAATGCGGAACATACACTAAAGGCTCCCTCCAATGAAGTTGTTCGCATCCTTTGTATATTAATCCCTCACCCTGCCCCATGCCGTATGGTTTACCGTCTACAAAAATAGGCCACTGCCAATCAAAATTACATCCAAGAAACAGAGTAACGGAAACTTCACAAGCTGGTCTATCAAGGTGTTTTCTTAAGTCTTGTCCTTGACTGTACACGCGATAAAAAGAACAGGTTTCGTGTAACCGTTTCCCATATAATTCTTCAACTCGAGGTTTTAACTCAGATAATAACAATGTCATTATAGAGTCATCACTTCTGATTTTTGAACCAATTGAAACAAAATCATCAGTATAACCAGCCTCATTTAAAGTATGATTGTAAAGAACATTAGCAAACTCTGGGCTAATAAATCTTTCTACTTTGTTCATAGCTGTGATATCTCCCCGCCTAGCGCGGCATATCCCGCAATATCAACCCAAGTATCATCTTGCTGCATGTTGTTTGCAAGCCTTGCTAACTTCAGGCCAATCATGCACGCGCAAACTTGTTCGGGTGTTACCTTCTGGCCTAGTATCATGCCCCACACATCAGCGATTCTCTGGTGGTTTTCACGAGCCTCCCCGTATTCATGCGCCCGAGGCCCGTTAATTAGTTCCTCTGCCTTATCTAAGAAGTAAGCCCGATTCATGCTGTCGTAGTCTTTTTTATCTGTCATTGTTTTTTAACCTTTTAATTTTGTTCGCCCAACCCACAAAACTTAAATGTGAGAAACTTCCATGCCTCATTACTTTTTTATTTAATTCTTTTTCATCAACAAGATGAGTTTTTATTTTTACTTTTTCTGTTGTTAAAGGCATGAGGTGAACTAAAGGCATTCCATGTTTTAACTCTAGTATTCTATCTTCTGGCTTCCTACTAAGCAGAACATTTATGTGCGTACCAAATTGGTATTTAAAACCCACTACTCCTGGAAGTACATGTAATATGTCGGAATATATCGTGGTATTCCATGTCGGCTGCACAAAACAAAACTCTACATCACTTTTAGAGAATCCATACCAAGGAGATAAAAATTTCATGTGCTGCATATTTGTTGCATCTACAAAAGAGCCATAATCTGTTTCGTTGTTTATTTCAAAGTTTGAACACTCATCGGCAAAAGCCCAAGACGCTACATCTGTGCCAGCTTTTCCAAGAGATATATTCACATCACACCATAGCGGTATAACTAAACTTTTTTTAAATAAACCACGAAGTCCAGAGCATCCTTTCATGGTTATGCTGACGCCACCAGGATATTTTGAGCTATAATTTTTTACAGGCAGGCTTTTATACCAATCCGGTAAAAAATTCATAGCGTAATCAATTTTAGAAAATTGATATATCTCTGGCCTCAGTGTTAGAAAATCTACATGTACAGTCATATATTGTCCCTCGCTGTCCTTGCTTCATATTCGCCCCGGCTCATTACACCGTTTGTTGTCCCGAGCCACTTGCGCCCCCCTGTTGTGCTGAATGAATATTTCTCAATGCGGCGCTCTGTAATAAGCTCTCGGATAATCCTATCTATTGTAGATTGACTGATACCGTGTAGGCTGTTTGGAGCGTCAGAATCAGACAACCTTTCAATAACACTGTCTGCACCACTCTTTTGACATAAAGCTCGACCATTTGCTTCACAGTCCTGAATCCACCTGAACATTGCGTCTTTACGAATCTGCGCTTGGTTGCCTTGGCCCAAGTTACGAACTTGTTCGCTCCTGTCTTGCAGCAGGCCTGTAAACGTATCCCTGACAAAATGTCGGATATTACGGTCAGAGGGTCCGTTTGATTTAACCACTGCACCATCAAAGCACCTGTTGCGCTGGTAATCAATGCCCAAGTCGTGACACCGACCTCGAGCTGTTTTCTCATCTAACTGCCAGACAGCAAAAGCACAACGAACACCATCGACTAGAGCAGATGTTCCACGAATTAAATTACGAGCCTGCTCTGGCTTTGAGATAGACGTATCATCCTTAACCTTGGTCATGTGGTGACACATAACAACTGCAGCACCTGTTTCTGTAGCCACACGAGCCAACAGACCTGTAAGAGCCGCACCTGCGGCAGGGTCAGAATTTACATCCGCATGTACAAAAGATGCCAACGGGTCAAATACAATAAGCTTCAAATTATCCAACTGAATAATTTGTTCATATATCTTTTTGAACTCATCAGTTTCTGAATAATCCCCCATAGATTCACGCAAGATAGGGAACACGCCGCCCACGTTTGGCAACGGGACAACATGCAATTTGTTCGGGTAATCGAACCGTAGGCCTGACTCATCCAAGCGTTCAATGCGCCTGTGCATTTCTGCCTCATCATCCTCTGCTGTGAATATAACCACATCCCCGAACTCTTTTACTGTGCCCCCGAAAGCGTTTTGCAATGGCCTGCCTGCGGCTACTTTCATAGCTAGGTCAAGTGTCATCATGCCTTTGCCGCTGTCGCCAGCCGCTGCAAATATAATAGGAACCCCCAGAGGAAACGTACCGTCAACTAAGAAGTGTTGAACTGGAGCCGTTCCTGTGAACCTAGAGATAAGCAGGCTATCGTTAAGTAGATTGATTGTCCTGTGAGTATGGCCTGTACCATTTTCCACGAACTCGCTAACATCAAAGCCCTCATCTATAGCATCAGCCGCATCCCATTTAGGTGGCTTGCCTGCTGGTGGCTGGAGTATTGTTACTGTGTTAGCATCTGCATCTATGGCAACCTCCCGAACAATTTCAGCCAGCCTCCTACCAGCATCATCGTTATCAGGCCAGATAACCAAGTCTTTACCCCGCAAAGGCGTAAAGTCGAACTTTTCTGCGTTCTTGCGAGTTAATGCGCCTGCTCCACCGAGAGTACATGTAGCCGGAATACCAAAATCAACAAGGGCTTGGGCGCATTTCTCACCCTCAACCCAAACAATTCGCTGCTCATTTAAAATGTTCGGGATATTATATAAGGGCCGAACTTCAGGAGCTTTCGGGTATCCAACGCCTGGTATCCAAGGCCTGAACTCTTTTTTACCATCAATGTCATAACGGCGCACAGTAACCAATACCTCGCCGTCCCGACTAATATAATCCCATTGCCCGTTATGTTCGGTTGTTGCGTCAATGCGAACTTTTTCAGGAGTTGGTGCTGCCGGAGGTATTCCACTGCCAACTGGCACTTTATTAAGATTTATGCCCGTTGATGTACGCCATTCAGGTGTGTAAACAACATTATCACTCAGATAAGACCCGAACATATCTTTGATTTCAGGCAGACGCATTCCCCTCGCTGCCATCAATATCTTAACAATACCACCAATTCCCTCACCACCATTGAAGTCCTGACCTCGCATAAAGTGTGGGCTGTTTGTATTTATATCAATCTTTAAGCTCTCGCCAGCTTCCCCTGCCAATGACCCGATAAAGAACTCATTCCCCCGAACCTTGCCATTTGGGTAAGTTTCAATCAGCGTATCCACTTGAACTGACCGAGGAACCTCCCGACTAATCTTTTCTACCAAATCATGTGCATTACCAGATTTAGTGTTGTCAAATCGCTTTATACTCATTATATTGTATCCTGAAGCTAAGTTGTTTTCCTTTCTGCTGGTTTCGTTTCACACTTGAGAGGCCGCTGCATCTTGTAGCGGTCTTTCTTTATGACCAGCATGTTTCATGAAACTCGCAATACTTGCAAGTAAAGTAATCCGAGTTAGCCGCAATACGCGGTAGCATTTCCCCTGCTTTTGTTGCTTTTAATATATCCACCCCCGTATCACTTGTCTTTTGAGCCAACTCTTTATTAAACGGAATAAGCTCATAGTAAATTTCACTTGTATCTTTATTCAGCACAGTAAACAAGGCTGGATTTTCAGTCAGGTCCATATATGCCTGATATAATGCAACCTGAGCTGCATAAACTGGATTAGCGTCTGCCACTCCTTTGCGAACAAATTCGCTAAACTTTCTGCTGTTAGCTGACTTGCACTCCCATAAGAACGGATATTTCATAGGAACTGGGCCAGAGCATATAACACCGTCTATATGCCCTTTTATTTGGTCATCAGCGACTGAGAACCCAAATTGCTTGCCCTGTGAGTCATGTGTCTTTAATTCAAAGCCAGCGCCCCTTAAATAGCCAGCAATCATATCTTCAATAAAGTGACCCATGTCGAATATGCGTAATGTTCTAGCCGGGAACTCTTTATTCTCATCAGGCCTTGTTTGCATATAACGATACTGAACCTGCCTTGAGCAAGCGCTGCCAAGTGATGAGCCACCCAAATACTTTCGTTTTGGCTGTTCATCATTCTTATCGCAAATGCCTTTATCTATATTGTAGGCGATTAACTCGATGGCATCAGAATGGTATGTCGTCATTGAGGTCGTCCTCGGGGTCAGGACGGGTGACACTCTGTTCAAATTCAAAGAGTCCTGCTTCTGAAAACTCATCTCTAATCTCCCTCATCTTTTGAATATATGCCACGATGCCTAAAACCTCTTCTTTTGTTAGGTCACACAGGCGCTTCTCCCATCCAATATTGCCAAACATACGAGCCATATTGGATAGATTGTCTTGTTCTTCTAGCGGCTTTAATGAATCGTTATGTCTTCGGGAACTATTATGTTGCATATTGGTGCACCCTCCAAATCCTTCAAATCCTTGTGTGGGTTTTGGAATGAGACATGGTACAACTCATTACTACCCACCATCATTTGCGCTACACCAGATGTAAATGTTTCCAAATACTTTTCTGTAGCCCCTTCAATAAAATCACCCATAGCGTCCATGACTTCTTTATCATCAGCGCCTTCGTTTACATTTAAAAACGCATCAATCTTTTTATGTTCCTTATTTGGGAAAAATAAAACAAGATTAATTTCTACACGCATTACAAATCCTTTAATGAACTGCCACCGCTAGGAGTATCCTCACGGTGCGTTGGCACATGCTTACCTGTCATGTTTTCCGTTATGTCAGCATCAACAAAAACGCCAGGATACTTCTCATCCAAAATATCTGACCATTCTTTTAGTCTTCTTCTTTGCTCTTCTCTTTTTTTTCGCATCATGCGCTCTGAATCAACCATCATCACTTGCCTTGAATAAGGTTAACTAAATTAATTAAAAATCCTTTTGAAGCGTTACTGTCGCCACCTTTTATTATATTACCATTCTTGTACTCTTCGTTACAGAGAGATGTGAGTCTATCTTTAGATATTATTAACACCACTTCATTCCCCAATATAAAAGCCCAGAAGTCTGATTGCGTTGTTGTTATGCCAGATGGTTTTCCTCGACACTCGAACTCAACAAACACTCGCCCAGACCTATGAGCTATTTTATCATGCTTTACTTCAATCTTCTTATTTTGCAGCAATTCACCTAAAAATTGTTCGGCTACTTGACCAACTAATAAATCATGACTGAAGTCGTTGTTGTAAAGCATGGTCGTTAGCTCCCCGAATAGCTAAACCAATATTCATTGCGATTTGAGGCACAATAGCATTGCCTAATCCTTTAATTCTGTCCACCCTTCTGGGTATCCCATTAGCCACTCGACCCACATTGGGTTCAGCTGACCAGTGGGTTTCTCTGGGTCTTTCACCTCTGCACAAAGATAATGCCTGTCCTTCATGTGTGTATGGCTTTTGCTCCCCACCGGCCCTGTGTCTTTGTACTCGCTCGCTCTCGGTGTCGGCCACATTTTCACTTCTTTCGACAGCCCTGCCCCCTTTCCCGTTTTCGGGTTTACTCCACTCCGTTCTGTCGCTGTCGGTGTCGGCCACATTTTCACTTGGTCTGCTAGGTTCGCCCCGAACACTAAGTCCGGGTTGGTCTGACTGA